AACTGAGTCCATATGCGCTAAATGACTTAGGATTAGATGTCTGGCAAGAGTCTATAATAACAAAGCCAGAAGCAGATGTTGTTGCCTCAGATAGAGCAATTTGGTTTGTTACGCCACCCAAAGTAGGAGTGGAATTCACAAAACGGGTGTAATAGTAATTACTAGCTGAATCATTATTTATTCTTACAATTCTAACTTGACTGCTTCCACTCAAAACACCTTTATCAAGAAGCATCAACTTTCGATAAGATGGGATAGAAGTAAAATTGACAGCAGTAACGCTACCCGATGGAGTAGAACTAGCAATAAATGTCCAGTCATCGCCTGTATTTGGCGGAGTTGTACTTGAAATAGCCATTATGCGATCTCGCTTCCAAATGCAGAGAATGTAAAATTTGCGCTTGATGCATAGACTCTAATCACATCTGTGGCATCAACTGTAATACCCAAAGTAAGAGCTGTTGTGCTGTTACCAACCAGTGTCACATCGTAGGCAATGTATTGGCTGTCGGCTAAACCAGCACCATTTGGAGATACTGAGATTCTAAATGTGCCACCAGTTGTGCCTCTGTTGGCCACTACTATTGATGAGATGATAGCCTCAGTTGCAGAGGGTACTGTATAGAGATCCGTAGAAGTAGTTGCCGATGGAGCAGACTGCCCCAAGATTTTGTATGTTGCTGTAGTCATTATGCCCCCATCATTAAGAATGGATGCACGATTGCACCCTTTGAGTTTTCAATTTTCTGTACAGTTGCGTCAATATCATTACCCAAGGTTCGCATGGCTAAAGCACCATTTTTTACAAAGGATGAGTCATCTGGCTCTGACCAGCCATAAGTTGTACTTGTAGCCATTATTGCTCCTTATTCATATAGGTACCATTGTACCGCAGGATCTACATCATCCCATGTGGTTGCTGGATCGACATCCTGCCATCTGGTCGGCGGAATCGAATAACTAGAGTCTGTTGTGATGATCTGCAGTTCGGTCTGGACCCTATTTATAGTAAATGTCCAGCCTTCAATAAAGCCTTTATAGATGCCTGGGCTTACAGCCAATGGAAGATTTTCGATAAATATAGGCAGTCCCATATAGACATTGACCAATTTGTCTCTAGTAGCATCGGCTATATTGGGAGAGTCAAGCATTATCGTAAAGGCAGAAATATTGTATTGCGGAAAGCCTCTTACTGCCACATAGCGATCTGCAATGATTTGGGCATCAGCCATATGCTTAATCTCTGTATTGATCTTTGCGCCTGCTATGCCAAAGGAGCTCACAGAGGCGGCATTTGTGGAACTTACGGAAGCGCCGCCATCATAAGTTAGGCTTACATCATTAACAATATCGTTGCGACTGCGCTGGGATCTAAAGTTAGACCACAGGATATTATCTTCAGGAATCTCAAAGTATCCATTTGCTTGGACTTCATTAAGTCTGTGAGACTCGTTGGCATAACCAACTTTGCCATCTGTAGTTTCATAGATGTAGCCAAAAGCCTGCTGAGCGTAACTAGAGGCTAAAGAATAAGCATCGGCAACTGACCCTGCTCTATTGATAAATTCATAGATATAAGGAGAATCAATAATATCAATATCAACTCCAGCCTCAGTAAAAATGGTATTCATTCGATCTGTGTCGGTTTCGGAAGTCCAGTTTGAGCCACCAATGGTCGTACGAGCCATTTGGGCAAAAGGTCCTACCGCCGTAATAGTCTGGATGGTGGTTTCGCCAACTGATCCTGTGCCACCAATCTGACTTGTTACATCAATTAAAACTCCAGTAAAGACGGTTTTAGGGGTGCCAACAGAATCATCAATTTTGATTACAACCTCTTGGCCTATCTCAAAATTATGGTTTACATCTGTTGTATTGAGGATTTGAATGCGGGCGTAACTCGATCTTGATTGCTCCCATACACTGCTGCGACCATAATTAATGGTCAAGCCCTCAAGAGTTTGAGAAGTAAATAATACTGAGTTTATGGTGACTGAGGCATTTGGCAACCAAGGCATTATGCACCTACAAGTCTGCTCTGACCAATGTTAATGAATGAGCCCGTAGAGGTTGCAGCAGTACTTAAAATATCTGAGATTTGGCGAGCCGTTGAGATCGGATCAATCGCTCCAGATACGTTAATGTTGATGGTTGTGTTGCTTCCACCACTTGCTGCTAAAGACTTATTTGGAGTAATAAACCCATTAGATGATGGGCTAAACAATTCTGGACCTTGCTCGCCTACTAGATAAGTAGTGCCTGACCTGACTGGTCCGCCTGAAGCGCGACCGCCACCAAAAGGATTGATATTCTTAAAGACACCTGCGACCTTGGCTCCTAGTTCAATCACAGCTTCAAATCCGTCTATGAGTCTTGCTACAAGTGTTACGACTGCTGATAATGCTAAGCCAATACCTTGGATTGCTATTTTAAGAGCGCCACTTAGGAAAGGAAGAATAAAGGTTTTAGCAAATTCAAAAAATGTAACAAAAGATTCTTTATTGGATTCAATTGCGTTTCTAACTTGGTCAAAGGCAAACTTAAGCCCTTCAACAATAGGAATAAAGAATTTGCGCACAGTTGCAATAATATCCACAAAGATGTTCTTAAGGCCATCGGCTCCGCCTAATTGGCTTGCAAATGCCTGAATGGCTGGCACCACATTATTGACAATTCCAGAGACTAAAGGAGTTATCGCATCAAGGATGAACGAGCCAACTGTTTCTTTACCTTCATCAAAGGCGATCTTAAGTCTGTCTAGCTTGCCTTGGAATGTCTCTGCTTGCTTAGATGCCTGTCCTTCAAAAGTCTTAGAAAGAGCAGCTGTTGCTTCATCAAAATTCTTAGTCTTCAGTATATTCTCATCAATACCACCGCCCAATTTCTTTAAGGCTGTGAAATTGCCATCATGGGCTTTGGCTAATGCTTCTGATACTGCTTGTAAGTCTTTGCCTGTACCGGCAGCGATATTAAGAGCAAGAGTCTGTAATCTTTGGGCTTCCTCAGCATCAAATGTACTTCTAACTAAGCGATCCAAAGATGGACGGAGTTGGTCATCGGTAACACCAAATGCCAGGCTTGTCTGCAAGATGTAAGCTTCAGTAGCCGCTATTTGAGCATTTGTGGCACCTGTCACATTCTTTAATGATGTGGCTAGTTTTACTTGAGCTGCTTCATCTTCAATGGCAGCTTTAACTCCATCGATTGCTAACTTGCCAGCATATGCGGCAGCAGCAACTCCAGCAGCAGCAAAGGCCGCTCCCGCTATCTTACTAAAATTACCTAGTTTGGAACCAAAGCCTTCTACTTCTTTAGAGCCAACATCTAGTTGTTTTTTTAGGTTATCGACATCTGCAAGGATAGATAATTTAAGAGTTCTTGATCCAGCCATTACCACTCCTTCAAAATACGGTCAAAAGCATCTTCCCATTGACGGATGATCTCAGGCTGTTCAGCTCGTAAAGTTGGATAAATAAAGTAACCTAAATTGCCTTTACCCTTGCTAGGCGTGCGATTAGGAAACTGCTTGAAGCGATTTGAACCAAATTCCATACCACCCCATAGTTGCTGAGTCGTACCGCCACCGGAGAACTTCTGAGAAGCAAATCCGATAGATAACTCACCGACCTTAGATGACTTAGAAACGCGAGAACCATCTGCAATGCGTTGGGCTGCAATGGTAGAAACTCTGCGCCCGCTTGCCGCTTGCTTGATCTTGCCTTGAACGTATTCTGCTAACTTGCTAGATACCGTCTTGGCTTCTACTTGAGCCTGCTCATCTAAAGCCTTAAAGGCCTTCATAATGTTTCGCAATTCGGATTTATTGTAAGAGATAGACTCAGTTGTCATTTCGTCTCTCCAATATCTCTATAGCAGTTGCGATGTCATCTGCATCCGTCCACTCGCTCATTGGGATGTGAGTGGCGATTGCTAGTTCAACCAGTAAGCGGCTTAGGCTTCCTGGCTTGTGGCTTTTGGGTCTGAGTAGCTCTCAATATCAATTTCAACAATACCAGCGCACCATGCGTCAAAAGGCTTTACTGGCTTACCAGCAGACTCTCTTTTAGCAACTGTGTAGGCTAGGAATAGCATGGAATCCATGCCCAGCTTCTCACCGATTTCTTGAATTGTGCTTTTGAACTCTTTTTCCCATAACCGCCAATCTGGTGGCAAGATACGATATGTATTTTGCTCACCTAGACTGTCAGTCGTTTTGATCTCTAGTTTTAACATTTTTGCTCCCGTTTGTTAGATTATGAAATTGTTAGTACTGGTGTTCCAACTACTGTGAATGTTACTGAAACTGTTTGAGCATCCTTACCCGAACCGCCAGCATCTGGGAACTCTGGGTATAGTGTTCCAGCCCATGATGCACCTGTTGCTGATACGAATGTGAATGCAAGAGCAGTATCTGGAGCTGTGCTTGCTGCAGTCCATAGGCTCTCGCATAGAGAGTTAGTCGCTCCCCAGTCAGAAAGCATTTCTACCTGAAGTGTTGAATTGTTTTCAATTGTCTTGTAAGCCTTGCCATCCAATGTCTCATAGACTTGGCGATCTGCTACTACCGTCAAAACTGCGCTAGTCGCCTGAGCATCAAAATTATCTGAGTCGATGGTCAAGGTAACATTACGCCCTGTAATTACTGTTGTTGGCACGTTGTTCTCCTTAGATTGTCTGTTCGTAATATGTGCTGGCGGTTATATCTGCGACTAGCAAATTGCTCGCGCCAACTTGGGTAACGGATGGTCGTGAGACGTCTCCGACTTCCCATCCTGCTGGCATAGCAGCAAGAATCTGTAATGCTAGTTTTTCTAGGTTATCTAGCGAACCTGGATTAGAGTTGTAAGCAACTCCAGCCGATACAACGAAATTAAGTTTAACTCTCATCTTTGAATTGCCGATAGTGACGATTTCCATATATGGATCAACTGGGACTATGACAGCAAATGGCACTTGTGGTGCTTCTGGAACATGATCGTAGACATTTGCAGTCACATTTGTCAATGCTGTTTTAAGTACAGCTCTAACATCACCTGAAATTGTTGATGCTGTCATTGGGCAATACTTCCAACATCAACGATGGGACCCAAAAGACCAGAAACACGATTATACAAAGAGCGACCCATACGGTACGGAGTTGGCGCAAAATCTACTCCTTCGATCTGTCCACCTGGAGCGGTACGAGACTGGAATACTTCAACTGAAACGACTGTGACTGCTGTTTCAACGGCTGCGTTACCTACATATGTAGTTGCGCCTGAAAGGGTTGCAAGCCCTGAAGGGATGACGTTTTTAGAAAGAATATCTGCATTAGTAATAGAAGCTGAAAACGCACCGTCATTAAGTAATGTTGCTGTTACTGTGCGAGTGCCATTAAAAGGAGTTCCACAACCTGTAATTACTACAGATTGATCTTCACCAAAAGGGTTAAGACCTACTGTTCCAAAATAAGCAATGTTGTCTACAAGAGAAACTGAATCGATTGGGACCGAGTAGGAAGTAAGCATAGGTAAGATAACTGCCTCTGCTGTGTCAATAATGTCATCTAAAACTGCATCTGAATATAAAGAGGTCGAAACGCCAAGCACAGATCGCAACTGTGTGGCTGTGATAATTGTTGGCATTTCGATCCTCTCCATACTGCTGGCGGGGAGATCGGGAGCAACCCCCCCGCCATGATTAGTTAGTTATTATGTAAGGTTAAAGCGACGAACTCCGCCACCAAAGATTGGTGCAATTGCGTAGTAACCGTACATTGCTACCTGTAGCTGGCCGTTAGCCAATGCCTGCACCTGTAGAGTTGTCTTAGGTGCTTCGTAGTAGCGGAATGAATCTGGAGCAACGATAAACGCTGACTCGTCGATGAGTGTTGTAACTGCCATGTGTGGATCAACATTAAGGTTAAGTCCTAGAACCTGACCTGTGATTGACTGACCTGAAACGTTACCAGGAGCGTTAGATGGCTGAGCCGCTGTAAATAGTGGGCGGTTTGTTGTGTCATCTGCACCGAGGATTGTCTCCCACCATGCTGTGTTAGCAACTAGGTTTGTAGCGAACTTGCCTGAAGCTGCGTATGCCGCTGGAACTTCCTTGGCAATGTAAGCCTTTAGTCCTGCGATTGTTGCAGCCTGTGTTGATGCTGCTGTACCTGATGCTGTGAATGCAGCAACCATTGCTGTGTCTGTGTACTTGGCGTACGCATCATTTAGCTCGCGAATAAGTTGATCATAGAATGCTGGTGATGAACGATCTAGCAATTCCCATGAGATTGTCTGAATTCCAGCTGCCTTCTTAACATCTACTGTGATGTATGTTGAAGCCATTTCAGTTCCACCTAGTGCGCCATTTTCAGCCTCTAGGGTTACTGTAGGTGCTGTTGAAATCTTAGGAAGTGTGAATGACATTCCTGATGCTGGTAGAACACCCTTAGAAACTGCGTCTACTGCTGGACGGCCTGAGATTGTGTTTGTGTTGAACTCGTTCATGTGTGGAGCAAGTGTTAGACCAGTGTTTGTGCTGGTGTCATCTGCTGCCTTTACATATTGACGAGAATCTTCGTCTCCGAGAGATGCCTTGATTGTGTGCTCAAGGTATGTACCCGCTGAAACGATTGGTGAACGTGGTGATGTGTAGAAGGCTGGGCGTGGAGCCGCTGCTTCTACCTTAGATGCTTCTACCGCTTCAGTAACGGCAGGAGTCTCTGGAACGGTAGTGTCTGACACTTGTTCTCCTTCTGGTTGAACTTCTGAAACGGTTGTCTCAGAAACTTGTGGTGCTTCCTCTTCAGAAGCTGCGACCTCAGCAACACGCGCTGAGTCAATTGCTGGATCGGTTACTAATGATGTCTCTACGATCTTAGATGAAGTGATAACCATTACTCCGTCTTTGTTATCCCATGCATCGACTTTAACGCCAACTGAGAAACCATCGCGTAAGCCATCTGATGCTTCTACTAGGCTATCTTCTCCAGCCATTGTGTTAGCAATTTTGAATGTTGCATCAATGCCATCTTTAGTTACCTCGTAAGCAAGTAATTTTCCAATTGGGCGAGTGCGATCATGCTCTAAAAGTAGTTTAACATTTTTGTTAAACTTAATTGAATCAGCTGCAAATACTGTAGGTCCAGCAGATGTGTTGCCCTGCTCTCCCCATGTAACAATACGACCTGAGATCGTACGAGCATTTGAGTCTGCTGCTGTAAGTGTTACTGGCATCTCAATCTTCATCGGATGAGGTCCTCTTCTTCTTGGATTTGCTCTACTGACATTGCGCCAATAGTGTTTAGGATTTGATAAACCTGTGCGCGCTCTAATGCATTACCTCTTAGGAAGTCATCAAGATCAAAGCGAATCTCAGTTAGGCTTGATGACATATCAGGAAGTGATAAACGCTCTTCGATTGCCGAAAGAATTGGACGCAACGAGAAGTCCACCAATGATCTACGCTCAGAAGTGGCGTTGGAGTAGGTCATTGAAGTTGTTTCAGCGGAAAGGAAGTACGCTGGGATACCGGCTGCACGCGCTATCTCCAACGCCACATATTGACGAGCTTCAACTAGTTGTAATGACTTAGGATCAAATCCAACTGACTGCATTTCAACATCTGCATTAAGAAAAGCAGTTGAACGAGTTGCGCGAGCACCGCGCCATGCTTCAAGTAACTTAGCAATACGCTCTGAAGTTAAATTTGTTCCATTTGACTTTAATACCATTGACGGTACTGGCTCTTTTGCATAATTGAGAGCAGCTTTCTCGAGTTCTACTGCTGCTGCAATTGTGCGGCCTGCGCGGTTTAGAAAACCTTCATCGTAACCGTCAAATCTAATAATTGATCCAACACCAGCTAACGGTGCGCGGATTCCATCAATTTCATATCCATCAATTTCTGTATTGTTGTTATTTAATTTCTGTGATACGCGCTTTGGATCGATGCGAGTCCATGAACGAACGCGTCCATCTTCTGCATAAGCATCAAGTACTAAACCAAAACCAACACCGTATAACCAAATATCTTCTGCAAGCCAGTTGTACACAACAAAGCCAGCAACGCGTGGATCAGGTTGATTTAATACTCGCGCTGGTTCAATGTGTTGTCCAGTAATGCGATTGTATTGCTCTAATGGCAATGATCCAATAGTGCCGCAAATAATATTGCGAGCTCTTGATACTGCTGGTACTGACATCGCTGTTGCACGATCGATTGCAATACCTGAACCAAGTTGTCCCCATAGTGATGAGGCTAAATTGAAAGGAGTTAGTGAAGCCTCAACATCAACTGAAGGAGTTGGAGCGGCTTTGCGAAAATCGAATAGTCCCATTGGACATAATCATACCATATGTCCATCTTAACCTATTACAATATCGTCTTCCCCGTCAAGTCGTGTCGCAAAATGGCAGACCATAGCCATGGCAACGCTGGCACAGATTGTGGCATTAGAGACCTTACGACCTAGGTACCAGCCACCATCTTTGAATGGCAATTTGACCGCGCTGAGAACTTGTTTGTTTAATTCTTGCTGGTTTGCATGAGCCAGTCTTCCTGAGGTGATTGCCGAGAGCATCTCATCGCAAGCCTGACCATAAAGCGCCCCATCGATAGGAGTTGTATTGATACCAGCTGGCGCAAGTAGAGCGGCAACAGCTGCGGATGTCTGACGAGAATAAGCAACTGTCTGCGTTTCATATTTTCTTACCCAATCTGCTATGTCGTTTGCCATTTGTTTGGCATCTAGGTTTACAGGATTTGTCCAAGTATGAAGCAAAGCAACCTTGATGCGATCGCCATCTTTCTGGGCTCCGATTAAAGCGGCTTCTCGCCTGTCTGGAGAAATATCAATAGCCATCCAAGTACTTTGATCTCGATCTAACTTCAATCCTTCTACTATGCAGGCATTCCAATTAGCAGGAGAGATTGCAGGATTGAGGACTGAAACCCATTGACATAAAAGCTCTGTACGGATGATTGATTCATCATCGCTCATAGCCGCTTCTAGGTTATCTACTGAAATTGTATGACCAAGGCTGGGATTTGCCTGAGCCCAAGCATTACGATCATCGATTGAACAACCAGGCTCGGCCGACCATTCAAACCATCCAATGCGATCATCTCCACCGGCTGCCGCGGCTAGTCCACGATCTCTGAGACGATTAAGAATAACCGAATGCTGATCTCCAGCGTTTGAGAAGATCAATGCTTGAGGATTTGAAGTAGCCATTTGGGTAAAGCGAAGAGATGACCAGACCTCATCGTCCTTATACTCGCGAACTTCATCCATGTAGATTGTGTCAGGTGCAGCAAGACCACGAGCTGCTGAGTTATTAGCTCGCACTAGATAACGC